CGTTTTCGCTCATCTCCCGGTAGACCTCGACTCCTCTGGATCCAGAGAGTTCTCTGACAAATTCCTCATAAAAAACCCCGCCATAGCGGCGCTGGCCTATGCGGCCCACTTCATTTGGCATTGTTTCACCTGCTTCTTGTTATTTTGCCCAGTAGCTTGTCTGGGTGTTGGCTGTTGTAGACGGTGGTGGTGCGCTAACATTGGATTTTTCCAGTTCTCCAAAGGCCGAAGAACTGGCATCCACCATATCCTTAAATTTTGAATCCGGGAAGGATTCCAGCTGTTGAAGGTAAGGTTCATTCCATTCTCCGAGGACCAGATCTACGTTGCTGTGTTGCCATTGTGCCGCGAACGGTTCCGCCCTGGTCTCTTTGCTGCCGCTCTCACGCTCAATAGCAAGAGAAAAGCCAGCGAGAAACTTTAAGTAGCTTTCTGCCTGAGCTTTTCCTGCTTGGCCTGGATCCTGTGGGAGCCGTACTTTTACCCGACGGTATTTCTTTTTATCCATAATCGCTGTGTTTTTGATATGATCCCGCACAGCTCCAGCTTTCAGGCGCACATTGGTGACATCCGCTACCACATACCTGCCATTGCGGCGTTTGCCCATCAATACACCGGCTGTGTAGGCGGGTTCTCCGCCTTCTGCTTCGTCCGTAGCAGCTAAGTCCCAACCTCTCACCCACTGTGTTACATCATCTGGCACGGCGTCTAGGAATGCACCTATCTGGCTGCGCTTAAAGAACAGTCCGGCAGCGGCTTTAATCTTCCAGTTACCATGCAGGAGTTGTTCTCTTTCCAAAAGGGGCAAAGATAAAAGATTTGCAAGGTATCCGGGATCTTGCTGCATGAGGATCTGATTGTCTTCTAAAGTAGAGGCGATAAAGGTGAATGATTTTACTTGATCAGGGTCAGCTCCTTGATTGATAACAGCTTGAGGGGTATCTCCCCAGCGGATTTCCTCCTCAATTCGGGCAAAGTAGCGGATTACCCCGCTACGCTCAGGGATTGCGTATCCGGTGTCTGGATCCCACCACCACTGTATCAGCCTTGCTACCCATGATTCGCTGTCAGGATTGCAGGTGGCCCGGATATAAGGGCGAACACCGCTGGTGGAGCGGTTTCGGGACATCATGTAAAAGAATTGTTTTTCAGTAAAATGGGTGAGCTCATCAAATTCGATTAGAGCAATCTGGCTTCCCTGCCATGCGTAGAGCATATCGTCTCTTTCGATGTGGGCAAAGGAAACACGGGCACCGCTTGGGAATATCCATTTGGGCTTTGGGTTTTTAATACCACGAGCACCCGGTATTTTGCCATATAGATTTCGAGATTCATCCCATAGACCGCCTTCATTGGTGATTTGTACCCCATTTTTCCGAAATATCACAGCACCGAACTTGGGATTATTAATATGGCGTATCGGTTCCATAAGGATTGCAAATGTTTTTCCTCCACCAGCTGCTCCACCATAAACTACAACATCAGCAGAGGAAGACATAAAGGCTTCTTGAGGACCTTTCTGTGGGGCAATCTTCAGCATATCGTTATAGCTCCTCTCGGTCTCTGTTGTTGTCAGGTATATAGAACTGCACAAGATCTGGTGCAGTCCCACCGTCTCTTACTTCCACAACCTCACCACTATCTCCACGACTTTCCCGCTCGAGGCGAGCCGCGACCTCTACCATGCGGCATATATCCTGCGCTCTGATTTCATCATCCGGGATGCGTTGTAGGGCGCGTGCAGCTTTTACAAGCATTGCTGTTGCTAAGTTGGCGTGGGTTTCGCGCATCCGTTTAATGTCCTGGATTTGCTTTCTTCTCAGGATTTTATCCTGTTCGGCGTCCCATGCGGCTGCTCTATCTACCCAGCCATACTGAGCGCTCCATCGACTGATGAGCGCCCTACTCTTGGCCAACTTTTCACACACTGCTCTTTGGCTTCGATCCGCACCCTGGTCGCGATAGATACAAAAGGCTTCAAAGGCTTTCCGTGATTCACCTGGCTGACGTTCCCACAGCTGGATTTCTTCAGTTGTCTTAACGCAAGCCATTGTGTTCGCCCTCCTTTTTATTCGTCAACCGCTACAGGTTGTTCTTTCTTTTTGACTATGACAACAGGGGTTTTCATTCCTGCGATTTCGTCTTCTTTTCCGTTATCTGCAGCCCATTGGCGGACTAAATCGATATAAGGGATACTTTGCCCGTCTCTGTGGCAGGTAACCGCTATATTTCCAGTATGCATCACATATCGACTGATGATGACATCGCCATACTGAGGATCGAGTTCGGAGGTATAGCATCGGCGACCGGTCATTTCTGCGCCCATGAGGGTGCTCCCGCTACCACCGAAGAAATCCAGAACGATTTCCCCCGGCCGGCTGCTGTTTTCGATGGCTCTGATTGGGATTTCTACCGGTTTTTGGGTTGGATGCAGGGTGTTTGTTTCTCGAGCTATTTCCCAGACAGTATCCATCCGTTCCTCATTGTAAATGGATAAGGGTTTTCCCTCCTCCATGCGCACAGAGCGGTATTTCTTGCCTTTTGGTGCTTTGTCGGTCATGTAGAGCTGATTCCCTTTTCCGTCTGTAAGTAGCATTCCTCCGCCCAGCACGGTCATAAGTTGCCCGTCCTGATGGGTTGTAACTCTCCATACAGTATGTTGTGCGCGATCTCCGTAAAAATTAGGAGTTACTCCAGCGCGAGAGGCGTAGAAGCATGGCTCATGAGCCCACTGGTAATTTGCGCGACCAAGAGATATCCCGTTTTTTACCCAGATCAGATATTGCTGTTCCATGAGGCCGGCTGCGATCATAGCGTCCTCAAAATCTCGGCGGGTGCTGCTCGCATGCCAAATATAGAAAGCTGCCTCTGGAATGGTGTATTTGCGGTAAAGATTAAATACGGGCAGAAGCAGATCCGAAAGGAGGGCGTCTCCTGTTTTATCATCATTTTTGATCATATCAAATTTTCCGCTCTGGGTTTCGTAGCTTACTCCGTAGGGAGGGTCTGTGTGGACCATGTGGGCGATTTCTCCGTTCATTAATCGCTCTATTGTTTCGGGGTTTGTGGAATCTCCAATAATCAGGCGATGGTCTCCCAGTTCCCAAAGGTCACCAGCGCGGCACAGAGGGCTTGTGAGCTGTTCCAATTCTGTGTCTGGGGATTTATTCTCCTCTGGCTCTTCAACTTCCATATTGGCCAACAGGGCCGCCATTTCGTCCGTTGTAAAACCGGTGAGAGAAACAGCTGGATTGTCTCCCATCTCCATGATAAGGTCCGCCAACAGTCCATCGTTTACTTCAGAAAGTTCAGCTAGGCGATTGTCCGCGATTAGATCCGCCCACTCTTCTGCTTCCGATGCATAATCTTGGTAATCAACCGGCGCGACGTCTGCACCAATCAGCAGAGCTGCTTCCAGTCGCCCGTGACCTCGTACAATAAATCCGCTACGGGTACTAACTGTGATGGGTGCTCGCCATCCTTGTGCTTTGATAATGTCTGCCAGTATCTTAATTTGGCTTTTCGGATGTCCGTTGGGGTTTTTGGGATTAGGGATAATCTTTCCGAGAGGTTCGAGGACATCATAAGCGCAGTAGACGGGAATATCTCCAGCCATCGCTCTTGCTTTTGCCTGGTCAAGATGAGGTTTATCAGTTTTTTTGTCCATTATGTGCTCCTCCTGGTTGTTTTATTGTATATATAATATTTTACCACGCTTCCGCAAACTCAAAAAGCCCTCCTAAGGAGAGCTTTTGGTTATAAATGAGATTAGAGCTTGTTTTTTATTGTTTTTGCATGTTTTTATAAGTTTCTGTGTGTTTTAAATAGTCAAGTCCAAACGGACCTCCTGGTTTTATTTCCCATTCTGGCAGCAGTTCTTCCATACGAACACTGGCTTTTCCTGGTGTGGTCCATGTCTGTCCATTGTAAGTGATGACCTCTTTTTCCTTGGGGGATTTTTCCCACATTTCTCTGGCTGCATTCCAAAACGGCCATGGAACAACAAAGAATCGACGTAATTGAAAACTGACAGCTACCATCCCTGTGGTGCCGGGCATGGCAGTGAACTGATCCATAAATTCCTTTTGATGGGGTTGTACGGCGTCAAACCGGATGGTATTACTTTCCGTGTGCTTTGCCTCAATTGCTACAGGGATTGCTTTGTAATGGCCAATATAATCCACACAGCTTTTATCCTCTACCTTGCAGCTACATACTTTTCCGTATCGGTCTCTGATTGGTATAAACTTTGTAGGCACCTTTACAATACTGGCAATGTGATGGTTGCTATAGCGCCGATTTACATAGGAGAGGAATTCCTCAAATGGAACACCTCTATTTGCATAGTTGTTCATGTTGCTCTCCTTCGTCAAATTGAGGTTTTAAGAGAAAATAAAATCCAAGCAGTAAAATTTTTTCTCTACTGCTTGGATTATTGGGTGTCCCAATTTGGGTATCAATTGGTACGCTTAAATTTAGACTTTATCACGCTTGCAGCTGTGCTTTCAAACGCTGCACGGTTGACTTAGAAATACCGGTTAATTCTACTAGTTGTCTAATGGATGCGGTCGGATTTTCTTCGAGCGCACGTTTTAAGATATCCATTTTAACATCCTTTTTACTGCTGGTGACACCGTGAGCATTGACGGTCCTTATTGCTACACCTGCTAGGTCCGCGATTTGCTGCCTTGATGCTCCTGGATTTGCCGCCGCTACAGCTTGTACTCTTTCTTTTGTCGCGTCTGCCTGTGCAGCTTTTTGGGCCAGAAACTCCGATCTGGGGAGCATGCCCTGTTCTCTGCGCATTTTCAGATTGGCAATGCGCTTTCTGCGATTTTTTTCCCTATCATCGATGATAGTTCGCATTGCCTGCATTTCGTCCGTGGTAATATCAAGCCAGCTGATTAGCTTTTTGTTGCTGATATTATATCCTGCCCCCGGGTATCCTCTTTGGATAGCAATTTCGTTTGCTTCCTTGTTGCTTTTAGCTTCCCACGCTTTCTGTGCGCTCTTTGTAGCCCGAATTACTTCATGGGATGGCAGCGGTTCGGTGAAGGTATCATTCAGGCTTAAAGTCTGCTGTAGGGCTTCTGACGGGTCTGCTGTAAAGCAGCAGCCGAAGTATCTATACAAAAAAAGGATGACTTCTCTGTATCCTGTTACGGCGTAGCTCCGCAGCTCCACCAGCTTTGTAAGGTCCAGCAGACGAGCATGATTTAGAGTATACAGGTTAAATAGCTGGACAACTTGCTTTTTCCGGCCCGGTTTGGGTTTTGTCTGTTTTTCCGCTACGGTAATCTCTGGGAGATACTCATACTGGATGTCTCTTAGGTTGTACCGGTATTCGTGTCGATATGATACATGGACTTCTGCTCCATTTTTGCTGCTGGTAGAGCCATCAATACGGAAAATGCGAGCGGCATCACAGGCTTTGGGGTCTCCGCCCAAATCTTTGAGCTCTTTAAGCAGATAGTTCTGTACGGCTTGCCAAAGTGGGAGCGCTTGCATTGGAACTGGATTCAGGAGCCATATCAGGATAACGCCTTGACCCGAAAAAATAATCAGGTTTGGCTCAGGTATGCTTTGTTTGTAAAATTCATGCTCCAGTTTGCCTAAAATCCAATTTTTATCATAATTAAAAAGATAAAAATCTAAATCGATGTACAGCGAGCGCAGCTGCCGGATGTTCTCTATTCTACGTTGAGGCCGGTAGAAAGTATTTTGTGAGAAAAACACATCTTCTCCCATCCAGCTGCTTAAATTGTCCGCAAGCTCCTCTGGTCGGTAGTGGTGTTGAACAAACTGCCCTGTTTTTGGGTTTTTCTTTGCCAGGGTTATATATCCATCAGCATCATTGTGCTGAAACCATACGTGATACTTCGCCTGGTCTATCTTTAGTGCGGATGTTCCATTCGAATTTGGGTATGGGTTTCCCACGGTCACACCTGCTTTCTAAGCGGCGTGTCCTCGAAAATTTTGTACAAAATATTCATTTTTTCGCCCCTCTTATTATCACTGTTTTTTTTCTTTGCCGATTGAATTCAGCCCTGTTGAGTGATATAATAAAAGGCAACAGGGATTCTCTGAATTCCAAAAAAATCAAACTTTTTAAAGAAACTCCCAGGCTGCCAACCAAGGGGAGTTTTTTTATTGCCTTTATTTTATCACTTATAGAGTTCTATTTCTATGAGGATTTGCAAAATAGAACTTTTTTTTACGTTTTGACTATATGCCGGTATTTTTTTTGTGTACCTTTGTCTAAAAGGATGGTTTTTATGCGTGTTGCGCTTTATATTCGAGTTTCCACTCAAGAGCAAGCCGAGGAGGGATATTCTATTTCCTCCCAGAAGCAGCGGCTTCTGGCCTATTGTAAGGCGCGAGGATGGATCGTCGTTAGCATCTTTGCTGATCCAGGAGAGAGCGGTTCTAATTTGGAGCGCCCAGGGATACAGCGCCTGATTTCTTTTGTGGAGGAGAAAAAGTGCGATACTGTGTTGGTGCTGAAGCTGGACCGTATTTCCCGATCTCAGAAAGATACTCTATTTTTACTGGAGGACGTTTTTCTTAAAAATGATATTAATTTCCTGGCTGTGGAGGAATCTTTTGATACTTCCACTCCTTATGGGATCGCTATGGTCGGCATTCTTTCTTCCTTCGCTCAGCTGGAACGCGAGAACATTAAAAGTCGCACCATGAGCGGACGCACTGGTCGCGCGCAGGATGGCCTATGGCATGGTGGCGGAACTCATCCGATCGGGTATGATTACATTAATGGGCGCCTCGTTGTCAATAAATCGGAGGCGCGTCAGGTGCAGGCGGTCTACCGTTTGTACGCTTCCGGCTCCTCTATCGCGGATATTCAAGAGAAAATGAAGCCCTTCCGCACAAAACACGGAGACTGGTCCCTGCCGGCCACCATCATCAATGTCTTGGAGAATGAGCTGTATGCCGGGGTGGTTCATTTTAATGGGGTTCGGACACCCGACAGCCATGAAGCAATTGTTTCCCCTGAGTTGTATGCTAAGGTTCAAGCATTACGGGAGCGCTACCGTGTCACCAGGCATAAGCAGCGGGACAGCCGCTACCTGTTGTCTGGATTCGTTGTCTGCGGCCGCTGTGGGGCTGGTTATGGTGTGAAATGGTCCCGCTCAGGGAATCACTCTTATGTATGCTATTCGCGCTCTAAAACAAAAAAGAGCCTTGTGAAAGACCCATCTTGTAAAAACAAACGCTGGCCGGTGATGGAACTGGACCGCATTGTCCAGGAGGAGCTTTTCCGTTTGGCTGCTGATCCTATGCTGGTGGATCGTATCATAGAAGAAAGAGCCAACACAGAAATGGAACTCAATCAAATGAAGGATCGCGAGGAAATAGCTTCTATCGATCGGCAGATCAGCCGTCTCATGGATCTTTACCAGGACGATCGGTTGTCAGTGGATGAAATCGCGAGCAGAATTGATGCTCTGTATCAGAAACGGATGCAGCTTGCGCCTGATGATGGTGTCGGTATAGGAGAAAAACCCAATAAAATCTATCAAGTTGAGCGGGTGAAATTGCTATTGCGTAATTTGCCCGAAGTGTGGAATTCTGGTGACAATAAAGTGCGCCGGAGGTTGCTCGTACAGATCCTTGACAAAATCGAAATTGACGGGGATAAGGTCTCCTTCGATTGGTCATTTGCATAGTAAAAGGGAAGTGTTTTGCTAGTTTACTCTAGCTGAATCACTTCCCTTTTACTTTACTTTTTGTTGAAGTACAGCTCGATTGCCTGGTTGATCATGGCTCTCAAATAGCCCCCAGGGCAAAAATCCTTGAATTTCCGCTTGAGCTCTCCATCAAGAGTAACCCCCAACTTAACAAAAAAATCATACTCTTTATTCAAATATTCCTTATTGATGCCATTTGTGATTTCTGTTAAATCTTTTCCACTTTCTATCTGTCCCATAGCCCAGTCCAGATATCCCTTCAACGCCACATTAACAATTAGGCTCATATCTCCTTTTGTGCGGCAGGCTCCTCTGAGCTTGGCTTCATTTTCTGGGGTCAGATAGATTGTCATTTGGTTCCCTTTGGTCTTAGCTCGCCCCGACTTGGTCTTCGTTTTTTTTTCTGCCGATTTGACATCAGAGCTTTCCAGCTCCTGCACGATGACAGGAGCTGGTTGAGCTGCTACAGGTTGTTCTATCACTTCTGGTGTTTTGGTTTCTGTCCCCATCACACCGCTGATCAGCTTGGATTTGTCCGGCTGTTTCTTGTTAGCGTTCGCGATGGCGGATAGTCTATCCTTAAATCTGTCTTTCTTGGACACGGTTTACGATCTCCTTTGTTAGTTCGAGGTAATCATCCAATGCTTCATAGTCAGCGACTTTTTTGGGGTTAATACCATCGAGAATGAATTCTTTTAACTTGCTTCTGGTTCGGATTTCTGTCTTGAAGACAAGATCTCCATACCGCTCTCTGATGTTGGCAGCCGTGTCCTGCTCCAGCGTGACACGCATGTTGCGCTGAGTAAAAAAGATTCCCAGAATTTCTGCTTTTGTATGTTGTTCCGACTTTGCCTGTTTAATAAATTCCACGAATCTGTCCAGCGCGTCCATAGAGAATGGGTCGGCTGGCACAGGGATCACTGCAAAGTCGGCATAAACCAGCGAGTTTGCTACAATCTCACCGAGGTTTGGCGGGCAATCGACGAGGATATAATCGTATTGGTTCTCAATCGATGCCATAGCATTTGCCAGTACCTTGGAGATCTCTTTGATTCCGCTGATGTAAATGTACTGGGTTAGAGTAATCAGCGAATCTTCCGCTGGTAGCAGGTCCAGGTTTTCTGCTGCATGGTAGATGTACTTCTGCGGGTTTTGTTCCTTGATCGCTTCCAGTACCGTGTGGTTTTCGAATTCGTATATGTTTTTTTGGGTCAGCATTTGTGTGCTGTTTCCCTGGCTATCCATATCAATAACCAGGGTTTTGTATCCACTCATGGCCAGCAGTGCGCCGATGACGGAGGTGGAGGTTGTTTTCCCCACCCCTCCTTTTTGGAGTCCGAACATAATTTTTACAGCCATTTTTCTCTACCTTTCTTGGCATATCTGCGCTATTATTGTTTATGCCTGTTTTAGGTTGTTTCTATGTGTATTATAGCCTGAATCATTCGATAAATCAAGATATTTGGTATTTTTTTACTTTGCAGAGCTACCCTTCGTAGCGCTGTGCTTTTTCATTGAAATAAGCTGTCATCGGTTCTTTGCAGCTTATACAATCAATGCTGATCAGTCTCGTCTTGAGGTTTGTCCAATATGAATACTCTTCTCCGCAGCTGCATTTTAGATGGACTTTGCGTAGAGATTCAGTAAAATAATATGGATTTCCGCAACTCGGACAGGTGAATCCTTTTTGGTTGTTTCTCATATTGGTATTGGTAGTTTTCCCGCAGAAAGGGCACTTGAAGTGGATGAATCCCCTATAGGAAATACTGGGTGAGCCTGGATCCAGTTGCTTTGCTTCTTCTTTTTCTGCTTCTGGGAGTGCCTTTGGATCAGACAGAACCTCTGGTTTACCCGTCAGTGCGCTGACGTACTTTTGACCGATTAATTCCTGTGAGAGCATTGAGAAGTAATCAATTGCTTTTTGTTCGTCTTCCACCGCTACAGATAATTTACAGCCACTTGTTGTGCTGATCGTGATTCTGTGGTTGCTATTCATGGTTTTCGTACCCCCTTAATGCAATCATTTTTTCTCTTACCAGTTTGTCTACGATCCGGTCTATGTCCTTGTATCCACAGATACGCCGCAGCCGGTCCAGATTATAGGCTGTCTGGGCTGTCACAAGGTTTTTATTTTTCATGTGCTGTGCCTCCATATTTCCTGTCAAATTCTTCTGGTGTGATCGACGCTACCAGTTTTTCATCTTTACAAAGACCCTGGATTTCTACACAAATTCTTAATCTTGGCACTGCTTATCCTCCCTCGGTTCAAAATAGCTGCAAAAGTCGTCGGATTTCGTTAATTCCTGCCGATAACAGTCGCCGCCATTCCAGTTTTTACACTCCCCACATCTTCCAATCGGCGGAGCAGGACGGGTGTTCCATGATTTTAGTGCATCTCGCGTTGTAAGGGTATCTTCTGATTTTGCCTTGCAATGTGGGCACCAAACTCTAAACATCCCCCAGTTGCTGATTATATTATTTTCATTTCCACAAAGCGGACATGGCAGTACAATCCCTTTTTCGGTACATTCCTCCTGCGCCTGTTTTTCGCCCATCAAAGCGCGTCTGATTAACTTTTTATCATTCATGGTTATTTCTCCCTATGCTTTGACTTTAGCCAGCGTTCCATAAATTCCTGTAATCCAACGGACTTCCTTGTCTTTTCAACTTGCGTTCTGTCCCATTCAGCTATTAACGCAAGCTCTTTTGCAAGTTCTTCTGTGTTTAGAGATTTTAACCATTCTTCATTTGTTTTAGATTTCCCGATTTTTTTAATGTCCCGAAAAACTAAAATATTTTTATCGTTTTCAAAAAACGCTTTCATGGTTAGTCCTCCTTCTCTCTTTCCATTCGCACATCCACTATTTACTCTCCTACCTCATTTTTTTGATTCCTTCAACATCGATAGCCTGCCCGCATTGTGAACAGTAGTCATCAAACCATATCCGGTGAATCGAAACATGGGATATCGGATGGTCGCACTTTGGGCATTTATAACAGTCAAGATCCAGCTCGGTGATCTTATCCGCTACTGGCAAAAGTTTCGTGTTCTTTTCTCTCAGTTCTTTGTATGTCTGCAACTGCTCCAGGACGTTTCTTATCCGCTCATTACCGCCGTTATGGGTATAAACGTAGGCGCTGCCGGTTCGTTCCGATACGTCCAGCATATCCTGGATAGTTTCGATAGCCTCAATCAGCTTATTCATGATTGCTTACCTCCGATGGATTTTAAAAATACTGCAGCCACAAGGGCTGTTTCATTTCTATCCTTTACGGCATTCAGGACTTCCTCCTGGTCGACACCGCAGCACAACAGATCTTTTATTGATTCCAGCCTGGCTTTTTCGCCGTCGATCCCGTATGCGCCGGCGCTTGCCTTTATTAGCTCATGGAGCTTATCCGAAAAATCAGTACTTGATACCGCTGCAATTTCTGTATAAAGATTCTGTACCTCCGGGTTCTCAAAAGCAATACGGCACATAGGGTGAACAGGGAAGTTATTCGATTTGAGAAAATTACTAAGCCATTCCGAGAGGGTTTCGTCTTTAGAATCCTCCCAGAAATACTCTACCAGCTGCTTCAGTACATTACTGTATGGCTTCCAATCATTTTTACTCTGTTCCTTGCTATAAAAGGTCCGGCATTTGCGGTTGCCTGAGTTTTCTTTCGGTTTCAGGGCTCTGCCTCCCAGAGGACGCTTTTCCCATGGCAGACTGCATCCGGTCTCGGTCAGGTTGATGCAACGTCCGCCCCAGCTTGGGTCAACAATAGGAGCACCAACATGACGCGCTCTGAGGTAGTATTCATGCTCATCCCCTGACCACCAGTCGATGGAGATTTTGCCTTTTTCGATTTCTGATTTGAGCCCCTCAAAGGACAGATCATCTAAATCTGTCGGGCTGTAATGGCAACCCATTGTTTTGCAGCAGTCACCCTTGCATTGTGCGCAGACTTCTGTTGGTTGGAATGTCTTAATTTTCATGTGTATTCTCCTTACTAAATCTCATGATCGTCCCCCTAAACCATCCAGATCGGTGGCTGTGGGATATTCTCGCCGATCGGACGCCACAGATGCAGGCAGTAGGCATGTATGTTTACATACTGACTCTTTGCTGGGTGCAGTTGCATGACCGTTTCCTCTGGTCTGAAGAATAGATCCTTCAAAGCGCACATCTCGCTCCATTTTGGGCATCTATCTGCTGTATATGGGCTGATGGAGACATGCTCCCATCCGCTACCGGATGATGCGATAACGTTCCACAGCTGGTTTCCGATCGGGATGCGGAAAGCCCCGCTGCTGGGGCTTCCCATATTGCCATTCAGTGAGATTCGGTACTGATTTAATTCGTCCAGGTTTTTCATGATAGTTACCTTCCTCAAAACGGCAGATCCGTTTCATCATCCTCTATATCGAGGTGGTCTGGATAATAGATATGAGGCGATGGCTCACGAGCTGTATTTGGGGCTTTGTCCGGTGTTTTTGTTTGTTCTTGGTATTTTCCTTCGCCGAGTGCAGAAACAGCCTCTGGCGGGCGGGCGCCGGCCCCCCGCCGTAGATGAA